TTGCCTTCGCTATTACTGAGGAAGCGGTGGAAGATAACCTGTATGACAGACTGTCAAGCAGATATACAAAAGCGTTAGCTAGAAGTATGGCTAATACTAAGCAAGTTAAATCTGTTAACCCTTTGGTTAATGGTTTTGGAGGTGGTTTCACTTCTGGTGACGGTGTTAATTTATTTAGCACAGCTCACCCAACAATTGCTGGTACTACGTCAAACACTCTAACTACAGCAGCTGACCTAAACGAAACTTCATTAGAGCAATCTCTTATTGACATTGCAGCGTTTACTGATGAAAGAGGTTTAAAAATTGCAGCGAAAGCGACAAAAATGATTGTCCCTTCTGCGCTACAATTTCAAGCTGAGAGATTGATGAAATCAGAAGGCAGAACTCAAACTGCTGATAATGATATCAACGCAATCAGATCAATGGGAATGGTTCCTCAAGGTTACAGAGTGAACAATTTCTTAACTGATCCTAATGCGTTCTTCCTTATCACTGATGTTCCAAACGGAATGAAACATTTCGTTAGAACACCAATCAAAACAGCTATGGAAGGTGACTTTGATACTGGAAACTTAAGATTCAAAGCTAGAGAAAGATACCAATTTGGTGTTTCTGACTTTAGAGGAATTTTTGGTTCTCCTGGAATCAGTTAATAGATAATTTTGAGGCGGGACACAATCCCGCCTCATTCAAGAAATAAGAAAGATAAACCTATGAAACAACTTCTCATTAATATTTGGGCCTACAATCATCACGCTAAATTTACTGTGTTAGCTGAAGATAATGCTAAAAGTGTAGAAAATGCTATACTTGACAAACTAGGAGATAAAAGTATAAAATGGGAAGATCTTGGAGTTAGTTATGACGACAAGATAAATAGAATAACTTTTGAAGAGGTTATAAATGATACAAGACCTATACAAACAAAAAAGGTCCTTGGAGTTGAAGTGGGAAC